CAGAACAACGGCGGCCAACAGAACAACGGCGGCCAACAGAACAACGGCGGCCAACAGAACAACGGCGGTCAGAACTTCAACCAGAACAACCAAGGCCAACAGAACAACGGCGGCCAACAGAACAACGGCGGCCAACAGAACAACGGCGGCCAACAGAACAACGGCGGTCAACAGAACAACGGCGGTCAGAACTTCAACCAGAACAACGGCGGTCAACAGAACAACGGCGGTCAGCCAATGCAACAAGCGAACAACTTCCTGCCGCAACAGTAGGCCAACCCACGACCATTCAGGCCGCCCAAGTCGGCGGCCTTTTCGTTTCTAAGGAGTCACGACCATGACAACACAGCACTATATAGCGGTAAGCCTCGCCGCCTTTTGCCTCGCCGTACTATACACGTACGCGATCCGCAGCAAACGCAAGAGCGAACGACGCGCCCGCAAAGCCTCCCACGTATTCCTCGACCTTGAAACGCTGGGTCTGAGACATAACGCCCCGATCCTCGTGATCGCCGCGTATGTCGTTGACTCGCTCGGCAATAAGATCAAGCGCGACCAATGGCGGGTCAGTGTTCAGGACGCCAACCGACACGGGCACGCGGACCCCTCGACAATGCAATGGTGGTCGGAACAGTCGGACGAAGCCAAACACGCGGCTTTTGAAGAGGGTCCGCGCCTGACACTGTTTGACGCACTGCGTGGCCTTTCGCTGTTTATCGGCAGCCTAGATAGCCCGGTGTACGTTTGGGGCAACGCGCCGACCTTCGATTGTACTATTTTGCGCCACGCCTATATGCAAACAAGCCAAGAAACGCCGTGGGAGTTCTGGCAAGAGCGCGACTGCCGCACCGTCGCTTGGGTTGGCGAGTGGTTAGGCTATGACGCCAAGCAGGGCACCGAGTTTAAAGGCGAGCGCCACAACGCCCTAGACGACGCAAGGCACCAAGCACGCTACACGATCGACATTCTCAACCACATAGGCGGCAAAGTATGACCCCGATCACGTACCCGACTATTGACTTCGAGACGTACAGCGAGGCAGGCTATCGGCTGGACCCTTTCACGGGCAAGGTTAAAGGCGTCGGCTCTCAGGGTAAAGGAGGCCTCCCGGAGACGGGCACGCCAGCCTACGCCGAGCACCACAGCGCCGAAGTGTTGACCATGTCCTACGACTTGCTCGACGGCCGAGGCGTGAGACGCTGGAAGCCGGGCGAGCCTAATCCGCAAGACCTGCTCGAGTACGTCGCCGCGGGCAAGCCGATCGCCGCGTGGAACGTGACCTTCGAGTGGTATATTTGGAACTTCGTCTGCACCCGCCGCTATGGCTGGCCGCAATTGCAGCTAGACCAGTGCCACTGCGACATGGCGAAAAGCCGCAGGTACTCAACGCCCGGCAGCCTTGCGCTTGCCGCTAAGGTACTAGGCGGAGCGCCGAAAGATAAAGCAGGCAACGACTTGATCCGCAAGTTGACACGCCCGCACACTCCGACCAAGAAACGCCCGTCGGTACGCTGGACCCGTGAGACCGCGCCGGAAGACTTCACAAACTTCGACGCCTACTGTGATCAGGACGTTGTGGCCGAAATGACCACGGCCGCCAGCATTCCCGACCTTACCCCCTACGAGCGCGCCACATGGCTAGCCGATCAATATGTAAACGCTCGCGGCGTTCAGGTTGACGTGGCCTCGCTTGACGCCTGCCTCGACATTATGGACCAAACCGAGCGACGTTTTACCGACGAACTGCGCCACATAACAGGCGGAGCGGTTAGCACGGTGAACGCTGGCGCGCAGTTTATCCAGTGGATGGCTGGTTTAGGCGTGCACACCACCAGCATTGACAAGGACCACGTCGCCGACCTTATGGCGCTAGACTTGCCGCCGGTAGTTCGCCGCGCCTTGGAGATCCGCCAGAGTTTAGGCGGTGCCAATATCAAAAAGCTACCAAAGCTCAAGCGACAAATTAACAGCGACGGCAGATTGCGCAACCAGTACATGTTCTGTGGGGCCGACCGTACGGGCCGCTGGTCGGCTGGCGGCGTTCAGCTGCAAAACATAACGGCGAAGGGCCCGAAGTCTAAAACCTGCAACGACTGCGGCCACATAGCGGGCATTAACTGCAACGTCGAAGTGCTAGGTATGCGCGGTGGCTGCCCGGCGTGCGGTTGCAACGAGTGGACCAAAGACCCAGAGTGGACAGTCGAGGCCGTAGAATTCGCGCTGCAGGCGATCCACACCCGCGACCTTGACTATGTGCTTGAAGCGTGGGGCGACCCGTGCGCACTGCTTGCGGGCTGTCTGCGTGGCCTGTTCATTGCACCCGACGACCACGAGTTGATCTGTTGTGACTTCTCGGCGATCGAGGCGGTTGTTCTAGCGTGCTTGTCTCGCTGCCAATGGCGGATCGACGTGTTTAACTCACACGGCAAGATATACGAAATGAGCGCAAGCAAGATCACAGGCGTGCCGTTTGAAGAGTTCGCCGCATACAAGAAAGCTAACGGAATGCACCACCCGCTCAGAAAGGCGATCGGGAAAGTTGCAGAGCTGGCGTCAGGGTATGGCGGCTGGATCGGCGCTTGGAAAGCATTCGGGGCCGAGGAACACTTCGACAATGACGACGACATTAAAAAGCAGATAGTGGCATGGCGTGAAGCGAGCCCGGAGATCGTGGAGTTTTGGGGCGGGCAGCACCGCCAGATAGGCGCTAAGCCGTGGGACAGCAAGCCGGAACTATTCGGCCTTGAAGGCGCAGCCGTTGCGGCAGTGCTCAACCCGGGCCAGTGCTTCGCAGTTGGCGACATATCTTACGGCGTGGCTAATGACGTGCTTTATTGCCGCTTACCGTCTGGCCGCTTCCTGCATTACCACCGCCCGCGACTCGACCAAGGCGACGACCATTTCCGCCGCCCTTGTTACAAGTTGACGTTTGAAGGGTACAACAGCAACAGCCAAAAAGGCCCGGTGGGCTGGCATAGAATGGAGACGTACGGCGGAAGGTTAGCGGAGAACGTGACCCAAGCTGTTAGCGCGGACATTCAAGCCGAAGCACTGAAACGCGCAGAGGCGGCAGGGTTCCCGGTTGTAATGCACACACACGACGAACTCACGGCGGAAGTTATGATCGGCAGCGGGAAAACACTCGCAGGCATGACCGACGTTATGACACAGCGCCCAGAGTGGGCCAACTGGTGGCCGATACGCGGTGCCGGTTGGACACATAAACGGTACCAGAAGGACTAAGTGTTGACACCGCGGCGGCGTTGGTGTAACTTTATCAGAGAAAGTTAACAAGCAACAGGACAAACGCCATGATGTACTACGCCGCTAAATTTGAGAGAGAAAGAAAACCCGACCCCTCCAACTGGGTGATCACCCCCTCGGAAAGGTCGGGTTACGTGCTAACCCCGCTACCACTATACGCCGAGGGCCGCCCTTATCGCCTTGCCGAAGAAAGTCAGGGCGAACAGTAACGCACCACCCACACCCGCTAAGTACGTTAAGCGGGTGTGGGTCGCCGTGACCCTCCCCTCGAGGGCCTCTAGGCGAGGGAAAAGCCGCTGGTTCGTCTTGGCTATCTCCGCCAGCTCAATCACCGCCATCTCCACGTTTTTGGACGAGTTTTTTATTTCTCTAATATCTGCCTTAATCTCTTGGACGTCCGCTTGTGTGTGCTGTACCTCCACTTCAAGCGTGGTCAGCCTCTCGTTGCTCATTGTGTGCCCTTTTCTGCGTTCAGGTTCCATGTCGTCACCTCTTAATAATACTAGAGATAATACCCGACAGCGTGCCCACTGTCGATCCGTTGGCCGCATTTAATCGGTTGCGCTGTTCGTTCTTGAGGACGCCGAAGTAGGCCCAAAGCAGGGTCACGAACGGAGCGATCACCGCTGCGACGAACGGCCAACCGTCAACCACTGCGGTGACTAGCTTCTCGTTCTCGATTGCTACGGCATACGCCCAAAGCGACACGGCCACCACTGCGACAAACGCCACCAGCTGGAAAGACCCGAGGGCGATCCGAGGGCGGGTTGTGTGTGTGCTGCCTTGCTCTGCCTGCAGCATTGCTTGCAACGTGCGGTGCCCCTCGATCTGTACATCAAACTCGCGGGCCATTAGCTGCACACGTTGCTCGGGTGGCAGGCTGTGCACCGCCGCTTCAATCTGTGTGCCGGTGGCACTGCCGGGCAGCTTCTTGCCGTCTGGTAAAAACTCGTTAACCACATCGACGATCAAGCCGCCGCCGGGCACTACTGCTTTGACGACAGCGCCGCCGACCTTGCCTAGAATGTCAAGTAATTTCATATCAATAGGCCCACGCCATGGCCTGCCCGCCGCGCCAGTCTAAGTGGACGAACGTCTTAGCGACGCCGATCCCTGTTGCGCCATGCTCAATACCTAGCTTGATCAGCTGGTGGCGTTCTGCCCCGCCGTTGACCGCAATATCGAAAGCGATCCCGAAGTTATGGTGACCGGGCGAAGACTTGCGCGCCTCGCTCGGGTGGTTCGGGCAGCGGTAGCCACTCGTAACTGTTAAAGGACGGCCCGCAGCTTCGCGGACCTCTTGCAGCTTGTCCAAGGCCCACTGCTGGACCTCGTAGCCGTTGCACCCGCACGAACAACGCAAGCGCGTGTCCGTGGTGGGGTTAAAGTTTTTAGTTCTAACCATCGAAGACTATCCCCTTGGCCGACGTCGTGAAACTGACCACAAAACCCCCACCCTGTATGTTTGAGCCGTCTAGTGTTTTCAGCGTAACAACCACGGTGTCGGGGTCTAAGATACCCGACGTTTGCGCCGTTAACATAGGGTGCGCCGTTCCGTCGATAGTGGCCATCGTCGTTAGGTCGTTCCGTAGCGTGTCACTGTTCCACGCCCCCCTAAACTTGCGCGGGAAGTCCACGTTGAAAGTCTCGCTAGGTGTGCCACCGGCTAGGCTTATTTTTTTAAACTGCTGCTGGTCTGTTAGCACCCACGACATGTCGTGGTATTTATTAGCGGCCCCGTCGCTGATATAGTTGCCGCTAGGGACGTCCATTTCTACGTCGAGTAAAAGATCGCGCTCAGTGACTTGGGGCGAACCATAAAAAATGCCAATGTCGGCTTGGTCCCCTACGCCTAGTTGTTCGCCCCATTTACCTTTAAGCCTAAAATTGGTTAAGTTCTGAGGTTGTAAGTTAGCATAGAAAGCAGACCCGCCCGTCCAGCTAACACCCTCAATATCGACTTCGAGGTCGACGTTTCGACAATTGCCAACCGTGGTCACCCCCACACGTTTTGCGTTCACTATGCGCACTTTACCGCGCACTCCGTCAACTTCTGACATATTAAGCGCGCCGTTTTGGCTGTTGCTAACGTCGCCGCAATGCTCCAAGACTATATCGATGTAAATGTCCCTGACTTGCGACCCTGAAACACCTAAAATAGTTATCCCCTCGTTAGAGTCCGCCTCACCTTGGAAAGACGAGCCGTACCCTCTGAAAGTCACGTTAGTAGGTATATTCTGTAGCCCCGCCGTTGCCGAGTCGTATTGAATATTAAAAGGTATTTTACACAAGTAACACCGCGCCCAAGTGACGTCAATATTAACGCCTGCGTGTGTGTCAAGACCTACCCAATTAAGTACGTTTTTAATCACCGGCTTATGTAGTTGGATATTAGTGCAAGGTGGGAAGTTTGTTAAATCCGTCGTCTCGTCCCGCGTCATCGTAATCCCATAATGGTTTATAAACGCCCCCTCGTCGTGTATGTCTTGAATCGTAGGGTCTTGTATCGAGCCGTCTATGCACGATTTTAGAATCATTCCAGCGTAACCAATCCGTGATATATTGGGAGACCCTACGCTAAAGTTCTTAACGTGGTCTAATAAAATACCCTCCCCCTTCATGTCACGAATTTCTATATTGCTACCTATAGTAAGACCGTCTATAAAATTAGATACGCTTGGCGTCTCCGGGCCGACTCGGATACCTGAGTTACTAAAAGCCAGTACCGGGTATGTTCCCGCGACGTCTTCGCCTGTTATATCCACATTATCAATTGAACTGTTATTACCTCGAAGCCATATAGCAGGGTTGTTGCTGTTGCCTCCTGCTGGCGAGTTTTTCAACTTACCGTAGATAATGTTAACCTCGTTAGGGAAAATTATCTGGTCGTCGCAAACAGCCGCCGGACCGAAGCTAAAACGCGCCCCGTTATCCGCGAAGTTTGCCGCTGATTGTAACGCCGAAGTGTGGGGTCCTGCGCCGACGGCCCCGAAGTGCCTAGCGTCGATAACGTCTTCCGCGTACTTAAACTCTACGCCGCCAACGTCGTACAGCAGGCCGTTATCAAGGTCTTTAGTCCCCGCACTCCCCGGCACTGTGTTGCCTGTCGCGCGCCAAGTCGCGCCTCCCCCGTCACCAAAAGCGGAAAAGCCGCCCGATGTGAAGGAAGGTACCGCGGTTAGTTTTTTGGCTAGCGCACCGTCGGTCGCATTAAGGCGCGGCGTTAGAATGTTGCGCAAGGCCGAAAGGTACTGGCTGGACCCCGCATTCTCAGGGTTGCCGCTTGGTACAACCTCCCCCTCAGTTAGTAGTGCCTGCTGCCACCCGAATAAGTCATTGACTAGCGCCGCCTCCCATGGTGTGCCGGTCCCGTCGCCGGGTAATGTTATGTTACGGGCGGAGCCGTAAGGGTAGTCGGGCGTCGATGGTGCTATCTTGCCCGGGTATTGTGTTTCTGGATTAATAGCCATTAGCTACGCCCTCTTAAATGTATTCAACTAGGACACCCAACCATTGCTGGGTAGGGCAAATTTTTAAACATAACGCCTCGAATTCGTCGCGACGCTTCGGATCGACCTGTGCCATTGTGCCGAAAGTCTCCCCCCCAATATACAGGAAATACGGCCACTTGTCAGGGTCGCTCGGCACTATGTACGTCTTAGGCACCTCTTTAAGCTCCGCGTAGTTGCCACACGACGCCGCTACCTCGCCTGCTTCCGCTACTGCTTCGCCGCATAAAGTAAACAAGTCCGGCACACTCTCGAGGATCTTGTTAACAAGCGGATAGCCGAGCGGCTCTGTGCCGTTTCCTGCTCCCGCGAACTGCTCCCCACATTGCGCCAACAACTCGCCACAATCGACTCTCAGTGATACGCCGGTGAACTCCCTACGCAACCATAGGATAGGGTTCCGGGCGATCGGATCGGCGGGCGAACCGGGCGTCGGCGGCGTGCTAGGTTCCCACCACTCGTGCACGTATACGTTAAAGCCTGACGCTCGTAAGGTGTCTTGTATGTATCGGGGGTCTTGTCCTCCTGCTAGGGAAAGCCAAGTGGCGGCCAGCCTCTCCCGCCGCGCTTGTTCGTCTACTACGTTGCCCGACAGTCCGAACTGGCGCTCCCAGTCGTCTAGCTTGTCGGTTGTTTCGGGTAGTAGGTCTTCCCAAACGCTGTCGGCGGATTCTTTCACCCCTTCTGGGATCACGGTCAACCCTTCGAAGAATTGGCGGAGGCGTTTGTTCACCGTCGTGCGCCACGCCCTCCCGTCTGGCAATAAGTGCTGGTAAAGCCGTAAAAAGTCCATTAGACAAACACCACGCTAGACGCCTTCGCCTTCTCACCTTCGCCCAAAGTGTACGTGGTGATATTGCTCGGTTGCCCTTCCAGTGAAAAAGTGGCGTTGTTGAAGGTGCCGTCAGCGGCTTTTACTATGTCGTTGATAACCCCTAGCAGTTCGATCCCTGAGATCCGGTCTTTTCGCGGGGGAGTATTCAACCCCACGATGAACGGTTCGGCCTGCAAGAAGTAGCCCTCTACCGCCCCCGTAATATCGGCCTGCAAGGTGGCTAAGTCGTTGCCGGTCAACCCGGAGACCTCCACATCAAACCCCGTCCGAACAATAGGCAGGACATTAACAAAGGCGTTAGCCGGTCGGCGACTCGCCAGCCCGCTTTGATCCAGTTCTATAGAGTTAAACACCGCGTCGAGTTGCGCCTGCGTCGGTATGCCGTCCGTTTCGGTGGCGCTTTCGACGTATACGTCAACCTCGCCCGGCTGCCCCGTGTAAGGGTATACATTCGCAATGCCTGCGACTTCCTCACCCCAGATAGCATAGTCGGCATACGCCCCGCCCTGTGGTCTGCGCTGAAAGCGGTCGATCACCCGTTGGCGGTAGCTGTCTATCGTTTCGGCATCTGCGCCCGTGACTGTCTGCGCCGTGACCACTGTTTCCCGCGCTACGTTTGGCAGAGGATTAGCGAAGTTTAAGATCGCGCCGGGGTCGAGGTTGCCTATCGTCCCCACGCCGCCCGACCCGTTAGGGTCCGCTGCCGCCCGGACAGTTACGGACACGACAGGGGCGTCAAGTAGCACCGCGCCGATCGTCAAATATGTGACGCCGTTAATAGCCCCGAGAAGTTGTGAACCACTCGGCAAACTGCCCGTCTGATTCTCCACTGTGACGTCGATCGTCAACTCGGCCGCTGTGGCTTTTAGTGGGTCGCCAAGGCCGATCAGGCGGCCCCACTCAATTAGGGGGGTGATTGTTTTCCCGTTGATCACGGTGGCCGAGCCGCTAGCCGTGCGAACAAATAGCTGCAGGCCAATAAACCCTATATATTTATATAATGTTATGAACACGGCGGCCAATACTTTAGCGAGCACGCGAATAAACGCCTTTGGCAACAGCGGTACTGTTTGGCCGATCTGGGCTTCAATTTGGCCGACTATCGTCGCGCTAAGCTCTTGCGTTGTTGGGGTCTGTGTTGCCATTAGCTGCTGGCCCTCCAATTTTCAGTATAGTTGAATTCTGCCTCGTCGCCTTCCGCGCGAATAACAATAGCTATTTTTACACGATTAAGCCCTATTAAGCTAGCAGAAACGGTCACGGAGTTGGCGACCTTCTCGTCAGTTAGCCATTGCAGATCGCGGCTAGCCGCGTCCTCTATGCGCTTTAAGTTGCCCGTAGTAGCCGGGATTGTTCCGAGTAGGTGCTGCGTTTCGCTGCGGTACTGGCGGGAGGGGTCGCTTTCGTCGAGGTTGCCCCACCACGTTTGGCGGTTGTTCTGGCTCCCGTCGTCCTTCCAGTTGCCGCCGAATAGTGACAAATAGGCGGAGGTCTCAAGGCCCGGCGAAAGGGTAACAATGCCGTCCTCGATCTCAATCTCGCCGTTGTCATTAGTTTGAAATAATAAAACGTCCATTATGCGTTTGGCCCTGTGTTGCCCGGTGGCGTTCCGGCTGGGTGTAAATGTCCGGCTAGCTCTTTGCCTGCGGCTGTCACGCTGCTAGAGCCTGCGACCGTTGGCGCGGTAACTGTGCCGCCGCTCGTGATATTGGTCGGCGTCTCGATGTTTCCCGAAGGGTCGATCGTTGCGCCGTTAATGTTGACCGTGCCGTCGTCTTGTAATTTATAAAACCCGCTGGCGTTCTCGGTGTTGACCTCGCCTGTTGGCTTCATTTCACTGGTGGCTTTCTCGTTCGAGAGTACGGCCGAGCCGTCCGCCTTTAAGTGTAGCTGCACAACCTGTTCGCCGCTAGCATTGCGGGCGTATTGGCGGTGCTCGCCCGGGCCTGCCGTCTGTTCTTGCTTAGGGTCAATAAACCCGACCACGACTTGGCCGCCTGTGCGTTGTACGCTCACGGTTAGGATATAGTCGCCCGGCAGCGGCACCGAGTCCTCGTTAGCGCCTTGAAAGTGCTCGCCTGTTTGGTTCGCACCTCCGCCCGGGTCGTGCTTCACGTCCGAGACTTTCACGCCGTTGCGATCGCCTATGCGCGTATATGATAATAATTTACTGATTAAGCCTAGTCCCATGGCAGTGCCTCCGGTATCTTGCTCTCGAATGCCCCGGGGATAGTCAGCGCAAGCACTGCCAGTTTGCCCCCGTCGCCGGTGCGGCTCAGTGTCACGGTGCGCACTAGGAATTCATACTCGCCGTAAACCATAGCGCCCGGGGCGTCAACAGTTAGCGTCGTGTTAGGCTTCCACAGCTCGCCCGAAGGGTCGCGCCATGTTGCGACGGTGATCGAGTAGTTGACCACGTTCGCGAACATGCGGCCCGCTTTGGCGTCACATGCGGCTTGAATGTCTGCGTTAATAGTGTCGGCCACCTCGAAGGCTAAGGGCCGCACAATGCCGCGCAGGCGTGGGTTCTTGACGGTTATCTGGCCGCCTTGTAGTCCGACCACCATTGGCTCTATGCCCGTGATCTCGCTGTAGTATTCTTGCGGGTTGAATATTGGCGCAACGTCAACCAGCGGGGCGACGCCCTCTGTCAGCCTTGCAACCGGTGATCCCGCGGCCACTGACTTAGTGAACAACAGCTCGCCGCGTTCTGTGCTACTTACTAGCAGCCCGCGTTGTTGTGCGAGTTTGATCAAGAACGGCAGCGCCTTCTCTCCGGGCTTGAGGGCCACACGCTCAAACACTGCGCCCTCTTCTGCGTCAAACACTACCGAAAGGCCGAAAGGCTCAACCAGTGCGGCCGCGATTGTTTCAAGTCCTGCGTTGTCCCACTCTAGGGGGTACGCGCTAGCCGGTGCGGTACAATCCCCGGTCACGGCTGGCACGGAATAGCACGCCGCCGAAACGGTTCGGCTGTCTTCTTTTAAATCTGGGTCAGGCGTCAACATTGTGCCCGTGAATAGTGGCGCGCCTCCGACTGTTAAACCTACCGGTGCAAACGCGAACGGGCGAAAAGCCTCGCGGAATACGGGGTCGGCAGGGTCAAAAGGCGCGGTGACAAGTAGCGAGTCCATGGCGTCGATCGACCGGGTGATACTGACCCCCGTCCAAAACCTGAACCGCTTCCCGTTAATTGATAACGCTAGCTCGCTAGGGTCGTCGGCCTG